GCCTGAGGTACTCATACCGGCTCCTGTCCCGCCGGGACGTGCGGCGTGTTGTTCGTCACCAAGTTGCCTGCGGCCGCCCGGTTGGGCAGCCCCGCCGCCAGGGTGAGCGTGCCGGCGCCAGGGGGCGCGGCCAGGTGGGTCGTGAAGTTGACGCCGGTGTCCAGCATGACGCTGACCGAGTCGCCGTTCGCGAAGCCGGCCGTCGAGGCCACGTCGAGCACAGTCTGGTGCACGGCCGCGGCGTCGGCCAACTGCACGAAAGTGGGGCCGACGAAGAAGTTGGGGGGCAGCGGGCGCGCCTTGGGCACGCTCTGGTCATCCCTGACGCCCTTGACCAGATCCTGCGGCTGGCGCGCCTCCCACACGTCGGTGCCGACGATCAGGCCGTTCCACTCCTCGCGCGTCTCCTCGGCGCGCCTGGGGAACCCGGTGCGATCGTCCTTCCGATAGAAGCTGCCGGGGACGTAGTGCAGATTGCGCCCCAACTCGCCCTCCTACGCTTCGTGCCTGGCGCGAATCGAATTGACCGCGCGCTCGAGCTCTGGACTTATAGCGCTACACCACAGGAGATCATCATGCTCAACTTCATCCGCCATCTCTGGGCCGAGCTGTTCGGCTACGCCCACGAGCACCATCACCCCGACAGCTATGGCGAGCGCGTGCGACGTCGCGCTCTGGGTGACCTGTGATGGGCTGGATCATTCGCGCCCTGAAGGCGTACTGGCGGGCCGTCTGCGAGCCCTGCTCTTGGTCGCAAGAGGACCAGTCGTGGTGATCGCCGCTGTGTTCGCCGTGCTGATCATCCAGACCTACGGCGGCGAGGTCCACGTCACCGAGGGACTCAGCGACCACGCCTGCGCTGAGGCCAAGTGCGTCGCGGAGTGGGGGATGACGTGCGCGGATGCCGAAGCCCAAGCTAAGGCGACGTGGGAGACCATGAAGCGCGAGGATGCTGCTTATGTCGCTGCTCACCCCAAGGAAGTTGCCGCCTGCAAGGCGCGTGAGGCCAAAGGCCACTACCACATGGTCCTCCCGTCTTGTGAGATGAGCCCCACGGTTTCATCTGCCGTGACGTTCGGTTCGATGTTCCCCTCCGGCGTTCGCACCGCCCAGTGTGCGAAGTAAGCGCCTAGGGGCACTTATCCGCCCACGCCGACTTGCCCGCCCCCGCGCCCGCCGCGTTGCAACTCTCCACTGTGTTCCCGCCGACGATGTTGACCGACGAGCGGTTGAGCGCGCTGGGCAGCGTCCAGACGTGGTTGCTCGTCACGCGGCTATCCTGGCCGTCGTAGAACCCGAGCCCCTGCGGCTGCGAGAGCACGGCGGTGTTGTCGTGGATGTTGATGCGGAGACGTCCAGGGTTCGGTCGAAACGACGTGAACCCCTGCGTGTCGCCGTGCGCCAAGTTGAAGGCGATCTCGATGTCGGAGGTCGGCGGCGCACCGCTCACCGTATCGGCAAGCTGGATGCAGTCTCGATGCGAGCCATCGACCGCGTAGGAGCCTGCGCAGACGTTGTAGGCAACGTAGCCATGGCGCGAGGAGTAGAGGTCTATCCCGTCCACGCTCATGCGGGTCATCGTGACGTTGACCACCCGGAAGCCATCGACGTTCTGAACCGGCACGGCCACGCGCGAGTTGTCGATGCTGGTGTTTTCAAGGCTGAGGTCCGAGCCGTCACGGAGGGTCACGCCGCAAGTGCCGCTGGCGTCGATGGTCGGGCCGCTGATTTTCACATGCGCCGAGCCGCCGCCGATGTAGATGGCGCACAGCCAGTCTCCAGGCAACGCCTTGAAGGCCCCGTCCGTGATGACGACGCCCTGGGTCGCGTCGAGGTGGAGGTTGACCAGCGTAGCGCCCTTGAGCGCCAAGGTGAGCGGCGGGGAGAACTTGCGGCCCTTCAGCGCGACGTGGTCGAACGTCGTCCCCTGGAATTGCACGGTGTCGCCGGACTGCGCCGAGGCGAGGACGGACACGACATTGGTCGGTGCAGCGGTCAAGGCCGCGAAAAGGGCCAGGGCAATCATCAGAAGGGCGCCGTGCTGACCCGGTTGACGTAGTCGAAGTAGCCACCGGTCCCGGCGTTGTAGAGGGCGGCGCCCCCGGCATTGCAGGTCGTCTGTACGGTTGGCGTGAGGTCCCCGGCCGCCTTCGGCTGGAATGCCATCTGCACCGCCAGCACAGTCGTCAGCGTCGTGAAATCGAGAGACGTGGCCGCGTACTTGTTGGTTCCTAGGCCAACACCGATGGACTTCACGTTGCAGAGGTCAGTCGGGCTGCCACCCGTCCAGACGGAGAAGTTGCCTGCGACGGCGTTATAAGCCGACAGGCCATTGAAATTGGCGCTGCCGGAATACTTGCTGATGATTGAGGCCGAACTGGATGCCGCGACCCCTTGCTGGTTCAGGTTCTTAATCCCGGAGACCGGGTCCTGAACTAGGGTGTTGAAGGCCACCACGGCTGTGCTATCGCAACTCGCCAAGGTGATCCCGTTGGCGAATGTGCCGACGTAGATGTTGCCCTCGAAAAGACAGCCGGTCATGATATTCGGATTGCCGACTGTCAGCGCGATAGGGCCGATCACCTGGGAATGGTTCACTGTGGCCGAGGCGTTCGTACCGTTCCACTGACTGATGCCGCCCATTATCACGGTCCCGGCCGTCACCCCCAAACCCGTGATTGTATTGTTGACGGCCAAGACGCCGGGGTTCGCGGTAAAGGTAACAGTGGTGGCGCTTATCGAGCCATTGGCCACGCCTCCGTTCACCGGATTCGACATGAACCAGCCCTGTGAGTCTGCCCAAGCCCCGTCAGGTGTCGTCGTCGTCAAGCCAGTGGCCCGAACGCAGATATTTCCGATGCGCTCGCCAAACTGGTAGGTCACGCCAGCGCCAAGAGTCGAATAGAGATCAATCTCGCAGTCGGGATGCCAATACCCCGAGGCGTATTTGATATTCTTGGTGAAATTCCAGTCCGCATAGACCGGGCCAGCTGCGGTCGTCTGGATTCCTGCGATCCAAGGGCGCTCGAAAGTATTGCCGATGATCCAGAAATCTGTCGCGCTGTTGTCGGAGGCGGTCAGGTTGCCGGTCAGGTTCACCCCATCGAACATATCGGTGAAGATGTTGTCGTGGATGTAGAGTTCCTTGTTCGGCCCCAGGGCGCTGATGCCGGAAACCAGATCCATGCCATTCAGGTGCGGCGTCGCCGTGGGAGTGCTGCCTGTGCAATCGCTGGTGACGGTCGCGGTCGTAGCTGGTGTGCCCTGAAGACTGTAGCCGCTGCCATTCGTGCTCTGCCCCCAGCCGGTGATGACTCCGGGATTGCCGGCCCCGACGTGCTGGTCAATCGTTGCGGTTGCGGTCGCGCCAAAGCCGTTGTTCGGTCCCGCGCCGTTGTCATGGTAGGCGACAGTCGCCGTCGTGCAGCCCGTGGACCCGACCCCCACGCTGGTCGTGTAGATGCCCTGCTGACCCCGCTGACCGACGATGCCGGAATTGCTCTGGAAGGTTGAGGACGCAACCTCGACAAAGCTCTGCGCAACCGATCCGCCAGGCCCGATGGTCAGGATCGAATCGCTGGTGGCGAAGCCATTGGTCCCGTTGAAGTCGCGCTGGTGGTTCAAATTCAGGAACTTGAAGCCCTGAACGGTCTGCGTCGCACCGCTGAGCCGGATATGTCGAATGGTGGCGCAGCCCGGAGACTCGTCGGTGATGGTGATCTTGTCGGCGTCCGGGAGCGTGAAAATCGTATAGCCGCCATTGGCGTAGGCGTTCGTCATGGCCGAATCCAGGGGCCGCGTGACCCGGAGGTCCCCCGGCGTGACAACGCCTGTTGCTGCGTTGGCGCTTGTGACTCGATCCCAGACCGGAGGGTCGATGATGGCCCCGCAGCGCAGGTAAACACTATCGCCCATGACCGGGCCGCCGCTCGCTGGGGTCTTTTCAAGAACTAGTCTGAATTGCGTCACCATAGTTCCGCAGGCGCTGCCCGCGGTGCAACTCGCTGTATCCACGTTGGAGCCGTCGCCTGGATCGATGTTCGTCACGTCGAAGCGGTTGGGCACCGCCACCACGTTGAGGTTGCCGGTGGCGCCGAAGGTGTCAGTGATGACGTAGGTAGCGGTGGTGACGGCCAGGGTCGGCGTTCCGCCGTAAGTCCCGTTCGGGACCACGCAGTTATGGCTGTCGATCTTCAGGCGCGTGTCGGTGCTGATCTTCCCGGGAACGGCCTGGGAGAACACCAAGGAAGAGGCGTGCGTGCCCGTGTAGGTGATGTTGAGGAAGGGAACCGAGCCGCCGGAATTGCTGCTGTTACAACCGCCATAGCCTGCGAAGGTCTTCGTGCCGATGTTCAGCGTCTGGTTGGCTGGCAACGCGGATGCCGGCGGAATGAAGCCCAGCCGCAATCGGCCGGCGCCTGTCGCGTAAGCCTCCGTGCTGAGCGCGAAGACCGCGAACAAGGCCAGCAGAAGGCGCTTCATGGGCCCACTCCGAGCAAGGTTCCCTTGGGAGCGGCAGAGGAAGCCGCGGCAGGTTTGAACGACCACACCTGAGCCCCGACGATGCGGTTCGTGGCCCAGGTCGGCGCGTAGCCCACGGAGGTCGTCGCCGAGCAGTTCGTCACGCAATGGGCGATGCGGACGTTGTGGTTGGCGCCTGGGGTCGGGAAGTTGTCGGAGGTGAAATTGGCGTCCTCTACCCAGGTCCCATAGGTGGCGGTGGTGTTCCAGACGCCGATGACGATCTCGTTGATGACGCTGAGCGCGCCCGTCGTGAGGGGAGAGCCGGTCCCGGTGATGCTGGTCTGCGCGGTCACGCTGTCATAGCCGCCGCCGGTCTTATCGAGCGGCGTGGTGGCAAGCAGCCCGGTCACGCAGATGGCGGCGGCGGCAGGCGTGCTGTTGGTCGTCCAGTTGATCTGCAAGCTGGAGCTGGGGCTGACGTCGGTCGTCACCTTGGCCGAGATAAGGACGAGCTTCTGGTTGGTGGTGTACGTCGTATTCAGGGCGGCATAGGTGTTGCTATGCCCGTCGCTGACGGTCCAGGCCGAGCTGTTGCCGACCGCCAGCGCCACGAAGACGTAGCTTCCGACCGGGCAATCGTTTGCTCCGGTGGTGATCGTGATCGTGGCGACGGAGGAAGCGCTGATAGCTACGCCGAGGTCAGCGACAGTGATCGCCGCTGCGACCGGCGCGACGGTCAGCGCCCAGGCCGCCAGCCCGATGAGAAGGGATCGCAAGAACTTCATGGACTAGAACTGCGCGTAGGAGAGCGAGCCCGCTGTGTCCACCGCGCCCGTGGTGATGATGCACACAGCCTCGCTGGCGGCGGTGACGAGGATCGGGCCAAGGCCGGAACCGGCGCTGATGCCGCCGTTGGCGGCGAAACTCGCTGTGTGACCAGACGCGCCGGTCAGGTAGTGCAGGCCGCCCGCACATGTACCGCCAGTTCCGGCGACCAGGGCGACCGTTCCGGCCCCGGAAAGCACCCAGTCATAGTGGGTGATGTAGACCTTGGTAGAGCCGGAGGCGCCGACAACGAGGGTGGTCGTGGCGCTGGTGGAGGTGATCGGCACCGAGGCCGTCGTTTGAATAAGCCGGGTTGCGCCGGTGTTGGTGGAGAGGCCCACGACACCGGTTCCATCGGTCGGCAACTCGACTCGCAGCGCCCCGGCCGCTGTGCCCGCGCCCGTCGCGGTATTGACACCCGCGATCTGCTTCAGGTTGACGTCGGCCTGCGTGTTCATCGCCGCTTCGATGGCGGCTAGGTGCGCTGCGTTGACAACTTGGGTCGTCTCGAGCGCAAAGGCGTTGGTGACGGTGATCGAACCCGTGAACGTAGCGCCGGTGCACAGCAGCCCGGTGGTGTCCTGGGTGATCGCGCGCGTGTTGTTGACGCCATAGCTCGTGTTCGGCGTGCCGCAGGACGAGACCACGTTGCCGTTCGACAGCTGCGCATGGGCCACCGCCGGCGCAAGCGCCACCAGCAGGAGGAGGGATGCCGCGAGGCGGGCCAGAATCCGGCTCATGACTGCTTGATGTCCTTCCGAAGCCGAAGAATGAAGCTCAGCGTGGCGTCCGGCATGGGGCTGATCGTGCTGAGCAGGATCGAGCCTGTCGCGCCGGCCAGGCCGGGCGGAACGGGGATGCCGCCCATCTTGTGCCAGGCGAAGTCGGTGGGCGACGCGCCATAGGCCAAGATCAGCGAGTTGGCCGACGCCTCCCAATCCAGGCGGAACTTCTGGTCCTGCACGTCGAAGTCGATGCCGATGATCTTCGTGTGCAGCCCGGGATAGAACACCTGGCCGCCGATTGTGACGCCGTAGACCCCGGAGGAGGTGGCGTCGAAGATCTTCTGGTTCGTGATGCCGCTGCCGTCGGAGACGAGGCCCACGTTGAGCACGACGTTGCGGAAGCCGTTCTCGATGATCTGGACTGAGGCGACGTCGGCCATGGTGTCCTCTCCGGCCCGCCAGGGCCATCCAAGGGTGAAGCGGAACTAGACCTGGGCGACCCCGAAGAGCCCGATGGTGGGATCGGCTTGCACGGCGGTCAGGGACGGCCAGCAGCGGATCACCAGCCGCTTCGTGCCATCCGCGGCGTCCTGCACTGCGTAGGTGCCGCGAACGTCACCGGTGGTGTTCGTGGCGGGCGTAGTGGCGTCGGGGACGACGAAGCCGGTGTTGGCGGTGATGAGCGCGTCGTTCCAGTGGATCAGGCTGTCACTGAAGAGCAGCGTCTTGATCGGCAGGCCGAAGATGTCGAGCGTTCCGACGCTGTAGTTGTGGGCGTCGCTGAACTGCGGCACGACGGAGGTGACGAACTTCCACGCCTTCTTGCCCGCGGTCGTCGCGATGCCAGCCGCGGCGGTGATCTTCTCCGTCATCGGGTAGCCGAAGGTGTCGTAGCCCGAGATGATGAAGTCGCCGCCAGCGCCGCCCGACACGCCCGTGATGGACAGCGCTCGCGCTCCGAGGCTCGCGCGATCGTAGAAGGTGGTGAAGCCCTTGTTGCCGAACTTCTTGAGCGCCGGGTTGCCGTCGATCACGAGCGCGGCGGCGGGGACGACATTCAGGCTGGGCATGACGAGCAGGCCGCCGGTCGGGACAACGGTGATCCCGGTCGAGGCGGCCGCCAGCGTCATCGCCACACCGCTCGAGGCGTTGGCCAGCGCCACGATCTTCGCGGTGCCTTTGGTGGCGGGAATGAAGCTGAGCGCCAGGCTGTCGGCCCCGTAGAAGCCCACGACGCCCGCGCCGGTGTCGGACTGTGCGGTGTTGTAGGGCAGGCGGTGGTCCTGGATGCCGGCGCCGAGGTAGTCGACGCTGGGCCCGGCCAGGGCCGGGAGACCAAGCGAGCCGGGCGGCATGCGGGCGAGGACGCGATGGACAGGCGCCCAGAATGCTGAAGGTGTACCGGCCATCGTCGTTCTCCTGAGCCTGCGGTCTTCGCGGGCTGCGGTTAGAGGTTAGGAGCGGCCGTAGGGGCCGCCCCGCCCGGTCCCAGGCGCCTAGACGCCGGGGGTGCCGAACCAGCCGCGCCAGTCCGTCCAACCGGCGCTGAAGCGCATGTATTGGGCGGCCTTGGCGTTCTTGGTGTCGAACTCGTTGTCGGTGTCGAACATCGGCTTGTCGCGCCACAGGAAGCGCGTGCCGTAGGGCGCGTTGGTCCGAATGAACCAGGCGGTGGCCGAGGTGAAGTAGTGGTTCACCACGATGCCCTTGGGGAACATGCCCGACGCCTTGATGACGTTGATGGCGTTGTTCGCCGTGTCGTTCTGCAGCACCGAGTTGATGATGCGGTTGGCGTCGAAATACTGCGAGGGCGAGATGGCCAGGCATTGCGGCGTCAGGCTGATCTTGTTGCCGCGGTAGTCGGTGGCCTGCATGATCTGGATGCCGAGGTCCTCGATCGAGGTCTCCGACAGGTCCGCCGAGGTCGCCAGCAGGTTCGACTGGTTGCCCACCAGCGAGGGGTGGGTCGAGGCGATCATGCACTGGCCGTCGCCGCCGGTGAAGGTGCCGTTGTACGCCTGGTTGAACACCCCGGCCGACACGATCTCTTCCGTCTGCCGGCCGGCGAAGGCGAGCATGGCGGACCGGCGCTTGGAGACCACCTCATAGAGGTCGTCGCGCAGCTCCTCGAAGGTGACGATGTAGCCGCCCGCGTACGCCACGTGGGTGTAGCGGGTGACGGAGCCTTGCACCTCGGCGTCGTAGTTGAGCGCGCCGCCCTGGTCCTTCTCGCGAAGGATGCCGAACCCGGAGATTTCGACGTCTTCCTCATACGCCTTGTCGGACGTCTCGACGTCGAACAGCATCGGGTACTCTTGGTCGTGCTCGGCGTACTGCCGGCCCCACCAGGTCTTGATCCCGGGCCAAAGGGCTTTCGGGTGTGCACCGGTGGTGATAACGCCGCCAACCGTGGCCATCGATGTTCTCCGCCGCCGCTGCTGTAATCCGAGCCCCTGGGCGACACACAGGGGGCCGGGTCGATGGTGAACTTAGTAGCCGGAGGCGCCCCACAGAGCCGGCAGGTTGATCCGGCAAAGCCACTTGGCGTAGTTGCCGATGGCGTTGTCCGGCGCCCGCAGGAGCCCGATGATGCGGATCTGGAAGGTGGGATTGGCGTTGCCGTCGTCGCTCGAGCTGTCCAGCAGCCAGCCGGAGAAGCCCGTCACGGTCGAACCGGCGCCCGCGATGAGATTGACGTTGGTGAAGCCGCCGTTCGCCGCGGCGATGAAGCCGGCCGACAGGGGCAGCGAGTCCTCCTGCGCGACGTAAAGCTGGTTGGGGTCGTCCAGGCAGAAGCCGTAGTTGAGGATCGACGCCTGGCGGTAGACCGGTAGGTCCCGCGTGATCGTCGAGGCGGCGTTCGCGGCTTTCGCGGGGCCGTTGGCAATGCCGTTGAAGGCGCCCAGGATCGTGTTTCCCGCGCCAGCGGTGGCGATGGTGACGATCGGGACCCCGAAGGCGTCGGCGACGCCGGTGGGCACCAGCGGATCGCCCAGGAAGATGTTGTTGGAATCGTTCGCTGCGAATGAGACCAGACGCCCGCGTCCGGTGGTCACGCCAGCGTTGTTCGTGATGGGACGCAGCCCCATCGGAGCGTTGTTGTTGGCCATAGCGGTGAAGCCCTCAAGGTTGCCGAACGATGACGATGACCGCCCTACTTGGCGAAGACCGTCTTGCCGTGCGTGCCTGAGTGCGTGGGCGCCTGGCCCGAGAGCTAGTTGCTCTTTTCGATGGTGAGGGGGCCTGAGCCTGTCTCAACCGGGTCGTAGAACTTGCCTGCGTCTGACTTCTGGGCCGAGCCGGCGGGGGCGCGGAAGGGAGAGCCTTTCAAGGCGTCCAGCTGGTCGCTGGCCATCTTGTGCTTCGCCGCCTGGTCTTCCTCGAAGAAGACCTTGGGGATCTCCATGGCGTAGGCGTAGAGGACACCCTTGTCTCGGCCGGACCCTACGGCTCTGCAGATCGGCTTGCCGTCGGCGTCGACGACATGGGCATATCCGCTCGCCTTGGCTTCATCGATGCGTCCTGCGACATCGTTGAACCAGTGCCGGTGATAACCTTGTCTTTGGGCGAGCGCAAGCTTCTGGCTGTAAGCGCCCAGCGGCTTACGCGTCGCGCGGATCCTGGCGATGGTCTCCGCGAGGCTCTCGTCGGTGTCGTTGTGCTCCATCGCGACGCGACCGGCGACCTCGACATCGGCGGTGCCGCCGCGCTCGGAAACCACGATCGATTCGCGCTGGACCTGCTCGCGGAAGGCCGCGGCCGCCCCGGGCTGCAGCGTGCGCTCATCGGCGCTCGGGCCATCCGGCTCGGGGCTGTAGAACCCGCTGCCGGGCGCACCGCCCTTGGCGCCGGCCATCGGTTCGGTGGCGGCCGCGGAAGCGGCGACGGGCGCACCGGGCAGGCGCGCGGCGGGGGCGGCGGCGGGAACGCGGCGAGGAGCCATGGCCTATTTCTTCCTGTGCTGCTTCATCACGTCGAGCACGTCGGCGTGGGGGTCGTCGTAGAC